GAATTTGTAATAGCTGTAAAATTATCTAAATAAACAATATCTCCAGCATTTATATTATGAGGAGAAGAAAAAGTAATTGTTATTATAGGAGAACCATTAGTTGTACTAAAAGCATTAGTTAATGTATTAGTAGATTTAATAGGGTGAATGTCATAAAAGACACCTCCAGAATATACATATAAAATTCTATTAGTTCCTATTGCTGAATATTTAAAACCAGAACTATTAACAAATTGATGTTGAGCCCTAGCAGATCCTGTAAGATAATTTTCCCCTAATTGATTCCAACCACCTATTTTTTCAGGTGTACCATATCTAAATCGTACATAATCTCCACCTGTCCATTGTCCTTCTGCTCCTGTAGGGGTGACTTGTTTGTTGAACCCAGGTAATATATCTATCTTTTGTAACATATAACTCCATTATATTATGCCTTCACAAATGATGGAAGACCTAACTTTGGCCTTTTGTCGAACCTGTTCTTTTCAGCAAAAGGACCATTTACATGGTTATAATGAAGAAATACTTGTCCGCAAGTAGTACCTTCAAAAGGTTCTCTCCAATGCTCTAATTCACATCCACTATATACTAACATATCTCCAACATCAAGGAGAACTTTTGTGCCTTTTGGGGCATTGGGCTTATGTATGTTCTTATACTCGTCTATGACGTTATCAGACCCCGTACCGTCAATAAATATAGGCCAAGGATCTCCACCTAGATTTAAAGTCGTGGATATCTCACAGCTAGGTCTATCTTTGTGTCTTCGTAGTTCATCTCCTCTCTTATACGCTCTAGCATAAGAATAAGTAGGTATTAAAGATAAGCCAGTATGCTCTTTCATTACAGGCAACATCTTAACCAGTAATGTATCCATTACAAAATCACCATAACATGAAAATGTATTTGGTACCTGTTTATCGGTCCATGTTCCAAGGATCGGGGACTGTGAGTGTAGGTTATTTTCATACATAAATCTTGTTGCATCTCTTTTAAGTAGGAAATAATTAAGTATAAAATTAGCCATTTCATAAGATAGAGCTTTTTTGATTACCTGATATTTATAATCTCTAAACATTAAAAATCTCCTTTTCACTTTCGTTACACAATAATTCTAAATTTAAACTAATTCTTTTATCATCTGTTGACGGTCTTGGTTTGTGATCTAAAGAAGCTGGAAAAATTAACATATCTCCATTATTAGGTTCTAAATATATTTGTTTGTTATTTTGTTTAAAACTTATACCTTTATCTTGAATCTGTAAATATATAACAGAATTGATAGTAGCAGATTTTTTATGATTATGCCAATTAGTATCATTGTACACACTATCAGTCATATAACACCATACTTTAAAATTCTTATTTTTTATAGTAAAAGGTTTTAATATTTTTTTAGCACAATCAATAAATATTTTATAAAGAGTATCTATATATTTTGTTTGTACTTTAAAATTACATCCACCGTCTTCTTGTTTTCTTTGATATATACATTCTTTAATTAAATTTTTTTTAAAATTCTTAATATCTTCTTCTATTGAAAAACAATGAATTAAATTTTTAAACATTAAACCCTTTCTGTAAAAAATTAAATGATACTGATATTCTTATTTCATCACTCTCATTTGGTTCAACACAATGCCAAAGCCATGCTGGAAATATGATTATTCTACCCTCTAATGGATCTACACGAACTTCTCTCCATAAATGTGGTGGAGGTGTTTTTTGTATTCTATTTGGCATAACCATGTGAGATGTTGTTCTTGGATCATTAAACACTATTTGTCCAGAATTTGTAGGTGCTTTAATATAATACACCCCACTAAAATGACTGTTGGGATGAACGTGTGGTCGGTTATACCCACCTGGTGGATTTATGTTAGCCCACATATTTCCCATAATAGGTTCGTTATTTAACCACTCCTCTTGAAATATTTCCACCTGCATTTTAAATAATTCATCAACCAATGTTTTAAACACAGGTATCTCATGCATGTTAGTTGTGCTATGCCAACCGTTCATATTAGTTCTTTTAACTCCTTTGTCTTTATCAGCCCAGGCAAGAACTTCTTTTTCAAAAAGTCTGTTGTCTAAATTTACATCTTTTGCATATATGATCGTTGGAAAGTATGCAGCTTTAATCATCATTTAAAAGGTGTGCCTCCAAACCACATAACTAAAGATTTTCTGTTACCACGTATTACAGGTTTTACTCTATGTCTTATAAACGATGCAAAGAATACAGCGTGTCCTTGTTTTATTTTTGCAACTTTACCTTCAGCCATTAATTCTAAATCTCCACCTTCAAACTCTGATTCAGGAGATAATAAACAAGTCATAGATATTTTTCTAACAGGTGGCTCGTGTTGACAATTAACATCATTGTCTACATGCCATTCATAAAATCCACCTTCTGGATATTCTGTGTATTGTGCCATCTCTGTTATTTGCATTCCATCAAAACCAAAATGATTACCATTTGTAGTTTTCATAATTTTTTCTATGTCTTTGTACATGTCAGGCATTTTTTTAAATGGTATCCAACTAATGTGCGAAGTTCTAGTTTTAGTATCTATAACTCCTTCACCTTTAATACCTTTACTACTTCCAACAGATGCATCTTTTCTAGGTTCTGCACGTCCAGCTTCAATAATCATCTGACATTGTTTAGGTGTAAAGATTGGTTGTGTAGTTTCTACTATATAAGATTTCCATCGTGGTTCTGTTATCATATTAATATCCGTATTCTACCCATCCCGTTATTATGTATTTATCATTTGATAGAGGTGGGTTGCCTCTATGAACGTGTGTAAACTGCGCAGGCCATACTAACATAGTATTTTTCTCTGGTTTAAATCTACACTTTTGATATAAAAATTCTGTCTCACCACCTTCTGTAACATCATTTAAATAAACCATAAAAGCTAATATTCTATTTCTTGCTTTCATCGCTGCATTCTCACAATGCCAATGATGATATCCTTCACCTGTTTTGGTTTTTTGTATTTTAACCTCTAATATGTTGTGAGTAGATAATTGTTTTAGATAAGAATATTTTTGAACATAAAGAGGATATACATCTCTAAAAAACATACTTATAAAAGGTTTATTAGTATAGGTCATTGCAACACTAGTATCTTTAATAGTATCGATTGCATTATCAGATACTAACACCTCATCTTCGCTTCTTGAATATACTGCACCTTGTTGCTCACATTTATTAAAATAATTTAGATAATGATCTATCATTTCATTAGGCATAAAGTTTTTAAATATACCTATATGATTATCTATGTAGTATTGTTTATCCATTATACTGCACCTCTGTTTTTTATTGGATCAAACTCTACGTCACAATTTGCAGCAAGTGTTCGTCTAGTCTCATTAGTTCCATTAAAAGGATACACACAATGTCTCATGTCATATGGAAACACATAAAAATCTCTAAGGTCCATTGGTGGTTGGTAATCTATTTTAGCAAACTGACCATTAGCGGCTCCTAATATTTGTAGTCTACCGTTTTGTTGAACTTGATCTGCTGAGTATTCTTTACCAAATGTTGATGGTAGTTTTAAAATCATAACACTAGATAAACCAGTAAATAACATACCTCTATGTACGTGAGCTGGATTGTACTCGTGTTGTTTCATCTCATTAACCCAGATAGAATTAAGATGTAAATTATAATCTCTTATTTTATTAAAAGCTAAATAATGTTTAAAAATTTCCATAAAATAATTTGTTACATCTTTTGGTAACATATTATGATTTTTCATCTTTGATTGGTCTTTACCATGATAAAATAAAGAATGTTCTTTTTCTATCTTACCGACTAACTGTCCATTTGCGGGTGCAAGATTGTGATAATTAGTTTCATAAATATAATTAATACTATTAAATATATCTAAAGGAACTTGATATTTTAAAATCGATTGACCTAAAAATATAAAATCAAACTTTAGGTTTTCCATGTTGGGTAATCTGTTCTTTCTCTTGATAACTGCTTTCTAATTCCCCAGATTTTTTAATTCTCTGTAATGATTGTAATTGACCCATTACATTAAATATTTCTGCCTCACTTGAGTTTGCATTTAGTGATTTTGCTTTTTCGTGATACTGCATACCATAAGACTCTAACTGGTGTTGGTTAACATCTTTATCATTAAACGATCCATCATTAAATTCACCTTTTAATTTAGACCACATTTTAATTTCTCTCATTCTATGTTTAGCAACTTTTTCCATAGATGCTTTACCAAATATAGCTTCATCTAAATCTATTTTGTATTTAGTTCTTTTGTATTCATCTTCTTCTTTTTCAACTTTACCTTCTAGCCATTTAATCTTTGCTTCGTTTCTTCTATAGTCAAACGATAGAGTCATAAGATTGTCTAAGTATGATGATTGTTCTCTAACACATTGCCAATACTTTGATGCTTTAGTTGGGTATCTATTATCTTGTAATACAGAAAACCTTGCTTCTGTTTCTGTTCGAAACATTTGTTTTTTAGTCCAAGTATCTCTAAGCTCGTCTACCATACCTTTAAACGATGATAGATCTTCTTGTGTTAACAAATTATTTAAATGTGGTTCTTCACCTTGTATTACTTCTTTAACGTCTTTTTTCATATCTTTATGTCCTTCTTAGCTGTATTATATATTAATTATAATATAAAGTCAAGTCTTATGAGTCAGTAAATGTTCTTGTTTGAGCTGCGCCTGGCCCTATCCATTCCTGTACTGTAGTTTGAGTACTTCCAGTTGGACCACCACTGTTACCACTTATAGCGAAAGCTGCTGTGTCACTACCTTTAGTAGATCCTGAATATACTCTTGCTGCAGGCATATTTGTTGTTTCAGTCCAGTTTGTTCCATTCCATGTTTCTGTTTCAGCTTTAGACCCTGGTCCTCCACCAAAAACAACTGCATTATCTTTGTCAGATGCAGAACCACCTAAACCATATCTTGCAGTATTTAGATCATTTACTTCAGTCCAGTTAGTTCCATTATATAATTCTGTGTTACCAGTAGCGGGATAACCACCCATACATATAGCTGAAGTTGTTGTTCCACCACCTGCAGTATTGTTTCTGGCAGTATTTAGATCATTTACTTCAGTCCAGTTAGTTCCATTATATAATTCTGTGTTTGCTGTCATAGGAGGATTACCACCAGAACCTGTTGAACCACCAAAAGCTAGAGTAGCTGTGCTAATTCCAGCTCCTTTAAAAAAATTTCTAGCTGTGCCCATAGTATTTACTGCAGTCCAGTTAGTTCCATTATAAAGTTCTGTAAGATCTACAGCGTTAGAAGAAGTTATTCCACCAAAACATAAAGCAGCTGTTTGAGTACCGCTTCCTGCTGCAGCTCTTCTTCCTGAATTCATATCATTTACTGATGTCCAACTTGTTCCATTCCATTTTTCTGTGTCATCTTGAACAGGCGGACCTCCACTAAAGTTTAAAGCTGCTGCTGTTGTACCTGCAGCAGATGTTTGATCTTTACCTGTATTAACACTTGGACTTGAAGCCCAAGAACCTGTAGTTGTAGTTGCTTGACCTTTTAAAACATTTGAAGTGGTATTATACCAAACTTGTCCTTCAATAGGATTTGATGGATCGGTTGCTACCGCTTCAATTTGTGTTCCTCGTATTTCTTTGTATGTTGCCATAATTAATCCGTGCTTATCGTTTTAGTTGTAGTTGATGGAATATTCCATTCTTCTGATGCTGCCGTTCTTGAAGGATCTAATCCACCAAAAGCTAAAGCTGCTGTGTTAGAATTACCCGATCCACCTAAAGCATATCTTGTAGTATTTAAATCTGCAACTTCAGTCCAGTTCGTTCCACCCCAAGATTCTGTGTTTGCATAATTTGTTGGTGGATTTCTTCCACCAAACATTAAAGCTGCTGCACTACTTGCTCCAGTGCCTCCTACTTCTTTTCTTCCAGTATTTATATTATTAACTTCTGTCCAGTTTGTACCATTAAATGTTTCACAGTTAGTTGGCATTGCACCAGGATCTATTTCTCCACCTGCGGCTATGGCTGAAGTTTGTATACCACCACCCATTCCATTAGATCTTACATTATTTAAATCGTTAACTTCCGTCCAGTTGGTTCCATTCCATGATTCTGTTAGGTCTGAAGATCCTGGACCAGGAACATATCCCGTAAATGCTAAACCAGCTGTTGTAGTTCCAGCTCCAGATAATACATATCTCGCAGTGTTTAAGTTATTAACTTCAGTCCAATTAGTTCCATTCCATATCTCTGTTTCATTTTTTACAGGAGAGGCACCACCAGCAGCTAAAGCAGCTGTTGCTACACCCGCGTAAGCCATGTGTTCCCTTGCTGTATTCATATTATTAACTTCTGTCCAGTTAGTACCATCCCAAAGTTCTGTGTTACCAGTGTAAGGTGGAGAACTTCCACCAAAAGCTAAAGCAGCTGTGTTACCTGTACCGGCTCCTCCAACCCCATTTCTTGAATCGTTTAAACTATTAGTTGTAGCCCAAGCACCAACTGCAACAGTACCTGCACCGTTCCATATTTCTGTGGTTGATAAATTAGGTGGTCCTCCTCCACCACCAGCGACTATACCTGCAGAAGTCGTTCCACCGCTTCCCATACTTTGTGTTCCTGTGCTTAAATTATTTTGTTCTGCCCAAGAACTACCATTCCATAATTCTGTATTTACGGATAATGGATATCCTCCTACAAATAGTGCAGAAGTTTGAGTTCCTAGACCACCTCCTCCATATCTGCCAGTATTTAAATCTGCAACTTCAGTCCAGTTAGTTCCATTCCAAGATTCTGTTTGTGCTCCTGGAGAAGCACTTCCTCCCGCAGCTAATCCAGCAGTATATTCTCCAGCACCATTTCCATCAAAAAATCTTGCAGTGTTTAAATTATTTAATTCTGTCCAATTTGTTCCGTTATAATATTCAGTATCACCAACATCACTACCACCACTGTCTGCTCCACCCATACAAATAGCTGCTGTAGCAATTCCAAATGAACCAGCTCTTCTTCTAGCTGTATTTAAATCATTAACTTCCGTCCAATTTGATCCATTCCAAACTTCAGTTTCATCTTTAACTGCATTAAAAGGAGGAGCAACTGTTCCTCCAAAAGCTAATGCAGAAGTATTACTTGCCCCTGCTCCTGATAATTGACCTCTTGCAAGGTTTAAATCATTTACTTCCGTCCAGTTAGTTCCATTAAAAGATTCTGTTAAAGCTTGGTTACCAGGAGGCCCAGTATATCCGCCATATACCACCATTGATGAAGGGGTTCCAACTCCAGCTAGTCTAGCTCTTGCTGTATTCATATTGTTAGCAGATGACCACGAACCAGCTGTATTAAAGTTTTCATATTGAAACTTTAATACTTGATCAGTATCGTTATACCACACCTCTCCCGTTATCGGATTATCGGGATTAGTCGTATAGTTCCGAATCTTTGTGCCATGTATTTCTTTATACTCAGCCATTTAAATTTTTACTCCTCCAATGTTATGTCAGTAGGTCTCTCTCTATCAGTTTTTTCTTCATCTGATAAAGCATCCCAAGCAGCTTGTGCCGCTTGAACCTCTGCATCAACAATCGCTTGTGCTTCATCCTTAGTTTTTACAGCACCTGCAACTTTAGCAATCCAAAGATTAGCATGTTTGTTGTATGCAGGAACTTGCCAAACATTTCCAGGATAGCCAGCAAACGTAATTCTTTGAGATTCAACGTGATCGATGAAACCCTTTCCCCAGTTTTCTGCTACACAGTATTGATATGTTTTTGCCATAGTTTTCTCCTTTGATTAATCGGTTAATGTTTTAACAGTATTTGATGGAATATTCCACTCTTCTGTTGTTGCTGTCACTGGTCCATTATCTCCACCAAAAGATAAACCAGCAGTTGTTGTACCAGCTCCTCCTTGAAATCTTACCGCACTATTTAAATCATTAACTTCAGTCCAACTACTACCATTCCATTCTTCTGTAAGTGCTACATTTGGTGGACCTTCTCCACCAAAAGCTAAAGCAGAAGTTTGTATACCAATACCTGCTAATTGAGCTCTTGCAGTATTTAAATTATTAACTTCAGTCCAGTTAGTTCCATTCCATGATTCTGTATTAGCTGTAGTAGGTGGTGTTCCACCAAATACTAATCCTGCTGTGGTTGTTCCAGCTCCTGCCATAAATCTTTTTGAACTATTTAAATCATTAACTTCTGTCCAATTTGTTCCATTCCAAGTTTCATTATTATCTAATTGACTAGATCCATCACTACCTCCAACAGCTAAAGCTGCTGTATTAGTAGCTCCTACTCCTGCACGAGCACTTCCTGCTGTATTTAAATCGTTTACTTCAGTCCAACTAGATCCATTGTAATTTTCTGTTAATGCACTAACTGGTGGTGTGTTTCCACCAAAAGCTAGAGCTGATGTATTACTAGCACCGCTTCCTGCTAAAAGATCTCTAGCAGTATTTAAATCATTAACTTCAGTCCACGTAGATCCATCATATGCCTCTGTTACGCCTGTAAAAGACCCTGTATTACCTCCAAATCCTAAAGCAGAAGTTTGTGTGCCTGCTGACCCTAATTCATGTCTTGCAGTATTTAAACTACCACTTGTAGCCCAACCAGCAACTGGTGCTCCTGCACCTGTCCATTCTTCTGTAACTGTCAAATAAGCTCCTCCACCTGTAGCATATATACCTCCACCATATGCATTACTAGTTCCAGATCCCATTAATTCATATCTAGCTGTAGCTAAGTCTGCTACCTCAGTCCAGTTAGTTCCATTCCATTGTTCTGTTAATGCTGAAGCTGGTTCAGCACCAAAAGCTAATGCAGATGTAGCTGATCCTCCTCCTGCTAAAGCATATCTAGCAGTATTTAAATCATTAACCTCAGTCCAATTCGTTCCATTCCATAATTCTGTTACTGCTGTTGCAGGAGGAACATTTCCTCCAAAACATAAACCTGAAGTATTATCTGCCCCTGCTCCTGCTGCATAATATCTAGCTGTATTTAAATCGTTTAATTCAGTCCAGTTCGTTCCATTCCAAGATTCTGTTTCTGCTGCTCTAGGTGGGGGTGGACTTCCTCCATAAGCTAGTGCAGAAGTTTGAGTTCCATTACCAACTACAAGTTGTCTTGCAGTGTTCATATCATTTACTTCTGTCCAGTTTGATCCACTCCAACTTTCAGTTAAAGCTTGATTAGTAGCACCTGGATACGTAACTCCACCAAAACCTAATGCAGATGTATTTGATATACCTGCACCACCTAAAGCTTCTCTAGCAGTGTTTAAATCATTTACTTCTGTCCAACTTGTTCCATTATAAGATTCTGTTACGGCTGTAGAGGGTGGAGTTTTTCCTCCATAAATTAAACCTGATGTTTGTACACCAGCTGCACCTGAGTTTACTCTTCCAGTATTTATATTACCACCACTAGACCAAACGCCAGCTGCTGATGTATTTGGATATTGATATTTGAAATCTTTGTTAGTGCTATCATACCATAGCTCACCTGTCACGACTCCTGGATTATTACCAGCGTAGTTAGTAACCGCTGTACCAACTGTCTCTTTATAAGTTGCCATGATTATTTACTCTTCAGTAACCAGCCCTGAGTTCCATCTGTGTATACTAAAGTATTTGCAGCTCTTTCAACTGAAACTGTAAGATCTGCTGTTGCTCCATTAATTTTTTCACTATTTCTTCCAATAGTTAGAGCGTTAGAGTCAAAAGTACCTGCATAGTCTATAAACGAAACTTCATCGCCGATTGTTGGTGATGATGGTAGAGTCAAAGTAAAAGATCCGGAAGTAGTATTACAGAAAACACCTTCACCAGCTGACGCTGTATAGTTTCCTGTTTTAACTGCTTGCCAAGAAGTTCCACCTGCTGATAGTTCTTCCCAAGTTAAAACTCCACCTGTTGTTGATTTTAAAACGTAACCGTTTCCTCCTGCTACGCCTGTTGGCCACGTCAAAGTATAAGACGTAGTGCTATTGCCGGCTTTCTGACCTATGTATTGACCACCTGAGTCGTCCTGTAATCTTATTTCTTTCGAAGTTCCAATATTTAAACCTGTTGATGAATTCCAAATTAAATTTGCATCTCCACCAAAGGCTCCTGAATCATTGAATTGAATTTGTGTTGTTGAACCACCTGGTAACCCACCTACAGAAACTTCTGCAATATCTGGGTTTGTACCATCATTAGCGGTTGCATAAATAATTTTCCAACCTTTATCTGTTGTTGCCCAAGTAACAGAATCACCTGATCCTGATGCATATTTAAATTGAACTGTATAAGACCCACTTGTACTATTTTTAATAAAATAAAAATTTTCTACATCAATTGGAATAGTAACTATTTTATTTCCTGAAATTGTTTGTGGAGATTCTGCTCCTAAAATTATAACTCTTGTAGATAAAGTAGCTCCTGTAGAACCATCTGATACTGCTAAAGCAGTAGTATTTGCTCCAGCTCCAGCTGTATTTAAAGTTTGAACAATATAGCCACCAGCTATCTGCTCTAAAATATTTAAATTAGTATTAGTTTTTGTTCCCCATGTACCGGCATTTTCACCGGTTGCCATTAATTCTACACCAAGAGGTGTGTATGTTGAT